ATAACGATAATAATAATAAATTAAAATTAATAAAATGTCTGAACAAACAGTTGCACAAAAAGAACAAGTAGAAGCAATAATCTCAAAATTAGATACTAAGGATTTTGGGTTGTATTTCTTTACACTTGACACAAAAGGTAACCCTACAGCTAGTGTTGCCACTATTTACGAACACGTAAAGGTTTTAAATGATTTAGGTTATAAAGCCTATATTTTACATGAAAAAAATGACTATAAGTTACATGGTGACGCTGAAGGTATGGGGTTATCTGATTGGTTGGGTGCGGAATACGCTAACCTACCACATATGTCAATTGAGTCTCAACAATTAAATGTCGGTCCACAAGATTTTATAGTGATTCCAGAAATCTTCTCTAACGTTATGGACCAAATTAAACAATTCCCATGTAAGAAGGTTGTTTTATCACAAAGTTACGCCTACGCATTAGAATTATTACCACTTGGTAGAAGATGGACTGACTACGGTTTCAATGATGTTATCACAACTTCAGAGAAACAAGCTGAATATGTTAAGTCATTATTTCCTAGTTTAAAAACTCACATTTCACCAGTAGGTATTCCAGAATACTTCAAACCATCTGTTAAACCTAAGATTCCAGTAATTAGTATTGTAGCTAGAGAGCAAGGTCAAGCAGCTAAAATTGCAAAACAATTCTATTTACAAAACCCACTTTATAAATGGGTTACTTTCAAAGAACTTAGAGGTCTTCCTAGAGAACAATTCGCTGAAGAATTAGGTAAATCTTGTTTAGCGGTATGGGTTGATGATGTAGCTGGGTTTGGTACATTCCCACTTGAAGCTATGGAATGTGGTACACCAGTTATTGGTAAAATGCCTAACATGATTCCAGAATGGATGGAAGAAATTGATGAAAACGGTAATGGTAAAATTAAAAACAATGGTGTTTGGACTAACACACTTCTTAATATTCCAGAGCTTATTGGTACTTTCATGAAAGTTTGGTTAGAGGATAACATACCAACCGACCTTATTGAAGGTATGGAATCGACTAAGGGTAGTTATAGTGCTGAAAAACAAAGAGAGGGTATCGAAAAAGTTTGGTCTACATTAGTGACTGATAGAAAAGAAGAATTTAATAACGCTTTAGGGCAATTGAGTGAATTAGAAGCTCAATCAACTAAATAATAAAAATATTATGGCAAAGAAAAAAACAAATATTACAGTTATATTACCTATTCATGAGTTAGTAGGTGAATCAGACATTACTTTATTTAAGAATTCAATTGAAAGTGTTGGTAAACAAACAACTAAACCAGATGAATTACTTATTGTTGTACCAAAGGGTTCTGAAGTTGAAAAATTTCTATCAGATTTTGATTTTGGTACAGTTAAAAGTTTAGTTAGAATCGTATCAAATGAAGGTAAGACTGACTTCGCATCTCAAATAAATTACGGTGTTTCTGAATGTAAGACTGAATGGTTCTCAATTCTTGAATTTGATGACGAATATTCAGACAAATGGTTCGCTAATGTAGTTACATATAGAGAAGCGCATGATGAGGTTGACATCTTCATGCCAATCATTGTTGATGTTAACGCTGTTGACAATGGTTTCATGGGACTTACTAATGAAGCAGTATGGGCGAACAGTTTCTCAGATGAACTAGGTTTATTAGATAATAACGCATTACTTTCATTCCAAAACTTCAATATTGATGGTATTACTATGAAGAAAGAAATTTTTGAAGACTTTGGTGGTTTTAAATCAAACATCAAGTTAACTTTCATTTATGAATTCTTACTTAGAATGACATTTAAGGACGCTAAGGTTATGGTAATCCCAAGATTCGGGTACAAACACTTAAACCAAAGAGAAGGTTCATTATTCAACAACTATAAGAATGAAATGGACCCAGTTGAAGCTAACTGGTGGTTAAGTCAAGCTAAAAAGGAGTATTATTTCGATAACGAAAGGGATATAACTTATAAAGCAGAAGAAGTAAATTAATTCAAAATGGCTAATAAAAGAGGACGAAAAAGAAAGAACGCACTTTATTTTGGTCCCGAACAAGAAGAAGCCGTTTTAAATTATTTAAATACAGAGGATGAATTAGAAAGGAATGCAATCTACAATGAGTGGTTAAGAGAACCACTAAACAAAATGATTGAATCAATAATTAGGAAGTATAAATTATATAGAAAGGGTGAGTCGTTTGAACACTTACATACAGACACCCTTTCTTTCCTAATGACAAAAGCTCATAAATTTGAAAATTCTAAAGGTAAGAAAGCCTATTCTTATTACGGAACCATATGTAAAAATTATATTTTAGGGTTACTCATCAACGATGAGAAAAAAAATTAAACAAGTGTCTTCGTATGAAGACGTATCCCCATACCTGGAAGAAGATTCAGAATTCCAATATGAATTGGACGATGGTTCATTTACAATAAAAAAATTTATCAATAAATTGATTAATAGTATTGAAAATGAACTAAACGGTGATAGTGTTGTTGGTAAGAAAAAAATAAGTGAAAACGAAGAAAAAGTAGGTTTAGCGTTAATTGACATATTAAAAGACTGGGAAAATACATTAGACTTAATGGCTGGTGGTACTAAATTCAATAAAAACTCAGTTTTAGAAAGTATGAGAAATTATACTGGGTTAAGTACTAAGGATATTAGATTAGCCATGAAGAGGTATAAGGAATTATATTCTTTTGTTAAGATTGATGGGTTGGAAAACGGAATTGATTAAAAAATGCTTTATTCGTATATTTATATAAAAAAGAATAAGATGCCACGTAAGAAAAAACAACAAATAAAATATAACGATATTACTAGTCTCGAAGGACTTTTACAAGAGACTTATAACGATGCATGTGCCAATATTAGTGAAGCTCAAAACACTATGAATGAAATGGCTAATGCAGCAGAACCAGAAGATGTTGATGATTTAACTAAGGTTGCAAAGGGTAAAACTGATGCACTTAAGATTAAAGATTCAGCAATGAAAGTTAAATTGGAAATAGCCAAATTGCAAAATGATATCATTAAACATAAGGGTGATGCCCAAGAAGCTGTCAAAGAAAGAACTGGCGGTAAGGTTGACATGAATGATTTTAGACAAATCAGAAAAATGATTGAAAAATCATCAAATGATGATGTAGGTAATGATAATGATGAGTAATTATGAGTATAATAGACCAAAAAAGAGATGTTTTTGGAAACATTTCAGCTTTAAATGTTTTAAATGATGATTTTCCTAAATTATCTAAACTCGATTCTTTATCCTCAATCAATAATGAGAATAACAGTAGCAACTTTTTAGTTGAGTTAGTCACTTCTTTAGCTGGTGTTGAAGCTTTAAAAGAACACATTATTGATACCATCACTTATAGGTTAGACCAAATAGAAGATGC